TGCATTCTTATCCAAAGTATCTGCATCAGCAGAATCCGTTACAGGCACACCGATTGACCAGCTTGAAAAAAGACTGGCACTTTTGAAATATTGATTGGAGGAATTGATTATGGCTATGACAATTCAGGAACTGAGAGAAAAGAGAAAGAAGGCTTGGGACACTGCCCGTGATTTTCTTGATAGCAAGCGAAATGCAAACGGCGTTCTCAGCGAGGAAGATTCCAAAACCTACGATGCAATGGAACAGACCATTGTCGATCTTGGCAAGGAAATTCAGCGCCTGGAACGACAGGCTGAGATTGAGGCAGAAATGAATAAGGCAACTTCCACTCCTGTTCTCGGCAAGCCTGCCACACCAGACGTAACAGAAAAGACAGGCACGGCAAGTGATACTTACAAGAAAGCATTCTGGAACAGCGTCAGAAACCGCAATTGGATCGATGTCCACGATGATTTGCACATTGGCACAGATGCAGAGGGCGGCTATCTTGTTCCGGATGAGTTTGTGCGCCTGTAAAAGGCGATGTTTACAGTAGATTAGGCTCTACACCGCACAGCAGAGCGGTTGTCAATCTGCCTAACCGATGACAGGAAACTGGACACGGGAACACAGCACGGCAGAAACGCAGGAAACGCCAAAAGGATATGAGGCGAGTAGTACCTGCAATGACAAGATAACATAAGGATAAGGCTGGATTGCCAAAGCAAAGGTTAGCTCCTTTTTCCGGGAAGGGTGTGGAAATTATCCTGAAACCACTTTCATGATTCCACCATAATATTGAATTCGTTATGGTGTCTGCTATAGGTCATGAAGCAAGCGTGAGACCACGTGAGATAAACCGAAATGCTATCCGACAGTTATCACTTGCCTATAAGCATCGTTAAACAGGGATTGCCTAAGTGGAAATGCCGAAAGGCTATGTCTATTCGAGACTGAATATTCCATATGGCAACGGAGCTTCCGTAGTAGTCCGAGGTGGGTAACGCCCACTACATGGCGAAGGGAAGCAGTTTGTTAATTCCAAAGTAAGAAGATGAAAGGGAGGAGAATCCTCATGAATCCAACATCGGAGATTTTGGAGCGTGTCAATAAAAGTTCCTCGGAACATCACGACGGAGTCTTTACAAGACTCTTTCGCTACCTTCTGAGAGAGGACATTTATTTTGCAGCTTACCAGAAATTATATGCAAACAGTGGAGCAATGACTCCCGGAAGTGACAACGACACTGCTGACGGTTTTAGTGCTGAATATGTGCATGAACTGATTGAAGAATTGAGGTCAGGAAAGTACAAACCGAAGCCTGTGCGCAGAGAATATATCAAGAAACAGAACGGAAAAATGCGCCCACTGGGTATTCCGTCATTTCGAGATAAACTTCTGCAAGAGGCGGTTAGAATGTTTCTGGAAGCAATCTATGAACCGTTATTTTATGACCAGTCACATGGTTTCAGACCGGAGAGAAGCTGTCATACAGCTCTCGACCAGATAAAGACAAATTTTCGTTCTGTAAAATGGTTCATAGAAGGCGACATCAAGGGTTGCTTTGACAATATAGACCACGCAGTGCTTATTAAAACGTTAGAAGTCAAAATCAAGGACAGCAGATTTATCAATATTATCAGAGCTTTCCTGAAAGCAGGTTATGTGGAAGATTTTCAATATCATACCACAATCTCCGGTACACCACAGGGCGGAATCATTTCCCCTATTCTGGCAAATATATACCTGCATGAGCTTGACCGGAAAGTCATGAAACTCAAGGAAAAGTTCGATAAGCAGTCTACACGACACCAGACACCGGAATATCTTCATTTAGCGAAAAGAAGGCAGACACTTCAAAAGAAGATTGACAGGGTAAAAGGTGAGGAACGTGAGCTTGCAATCAAGGAATATAAAGCGGTGTGCAATCAAAAATTGAAAACGCCCGCAAGAATGTCCGACGATAAAAAGCTTGTATACTGCCGATATGCTGATGATTTTCTAATTGGAATCAGCGGAAGCAGAGAAGACTGTGAAGAAATTAAAGAGATTCTGAGAGAATTTCTATCAACGCAGTACCATTTAGAGTTGAGTGCTGAGAAAACAAAGATCACACACAGTGCTGAACGAGTACGTTTCCTTGGTTATGACGTTGCGGTACGCCGAAGCCAGAAGATAAAGAAAAAGGCAAACGGTGTTAAACAAAGAACGCTGAATAACTCTGTAGAATTAACTGTACCTCTCGAAGATAAGATCATGCAGTTCCTGTTCAAAAACGACATCATAGAACAAAAACCAAACGGAGAAATCTGGGCGGTTTGCGTTCCAAGATTAAGACATCTTTCGGAAGTGGATATTGTGAACAGGTATAATGCACAAATCCGTGGCATTTGCAATTATTACTGCTTAGCAGCGAATTATGATAAGCTGAATTATTTCCGTTATCTTATGGAATATAGCTGTCTAAAGACGCTTGCAAGCAAAAGCAACAGCACAACGAGAAAAATCATCCAAAAATATCGTCATGATGGCAAATGGGCTATTCCCCATGAAGTTAAAGGCGGTATCAAATATGCAAAGCTTGTCTCGTTAGCTGACTGCAAAGCCGGTAAGTTGATGTCCGATAAAGACCCATGGCAATACAAATCCTTTGACCCGAAAAAGCTGTCACAATATGTGCGGTTAAGCGCAGGGGTATGTGAGCTGTGTGGTGATAATAGTGATTCCTGCTGTATTTATCATGCAGGTAAAATGAAGAATCTGAAAAGCACTACGGAATGGGGCAAGAAAATGCTTCACATGAGACGTAAAACGTTGATTGTTTGCCCGAAATGCTTCAAAAAGATTCACAGGGAACAAAATAAATGACATGTCAATAATGAATGGAAAGCCGTGTACATCGAGAGGTGTAAGCACGGTTTGGGAGGGGCTTTGTGCAAACCTGTCATCGAAAGATGATAAGGCGGCACACTGCTACCTCACGAACGAAAACTGGTAGAAGGCTTGCAGGAAGAGAACCTCTTCCGGACACTGGCAACGGTGATTCAGACCGCCTCCGGCGACCGCAAAATTCCGGTTGTCACCTCCAAGGGAGAAGCAGCGTGGATGGATGAAGAAGCCGCCTATACCCTCTCGGATGATGCCTTTGGACAAGCTTCCTTGAGTGCGTACAAGGTCGGCACTGCCATCAAGATTTCCGAAGAACTGCTGAACGATGCCGCTTTTGACTTGCCTGCCTACATCACAAAAGAATTTGCTCGCCGCATCGGTGCAAAGGAAGAAGAAGCGTTTCTCGTAGGCGACGGCAAGGGCAAGCCGACAGGGATTTTCAATGCGACCGGCGGTGCAGAAAACGGAGCAACCACCAGCACGGCAAACATCACCTTTGACGATGTCTTTGAACTGTTTTACTCCGTGAAATCTCCGTACCGGAAGAAAGGCATCTGGGTGCTGAACGATGCCACAGTGAAGGCTCTGCGGAAGCTGAAAGATACCACCGGAAATTATATCTGGAGTCCGTCTGTACAGGCTGGCACACCAGACTTGATTCTGAACCGCCCGTATTATACTTCCAGTTATGCCCCGATTGCCAAAGCTGGAGCAAAATGCATGGCGTTCGGTGACTTTAGCTATTACTGGATTGGCGACCGGCAGGGGCGTTCTTTCAAGCGACTGAACGAACTGTTTGCCATGACCGGACAGGTTGGCTTCCTCGCCTCCCA